CTGACAAAGCGGCCGCCCATCTTGAAGGCGAGCTTGCCGCCGGCCTTGGCGCGGATCTCGCCGCCGAGCTGGTGAATGGCGCCGTAGACCTTGTTCGTGCCGATCTGAACGGTCGCGCGACCGGCATCATAGGTGATCGAGCCCTGCAGACCGCCGCGCATCGCGCTCTCGCGCAGGATGCCGGGGCCCTTCTTGCCGGCGGCGTAGAGCGGGTTGAGAGCTGCCCAGGCCGCGCCGGACGGGTCGACGCCGTCATCCATCCGGTCCTGCGTCGAGGTGACGAGGCCGGTGCCGATCGCGCGCATCACCGGCGTGGTGTCGGCCATGACGCGCGACAGCCGGCCGAAGGCGGCCTGAGCCTCGCGGGTATCCATCCGGGTGATCAGGACGGCGCCGGTCATGTCGTCACCCGGTCAAGCCGGGAACCGCAGCGGCCGGCTGCTCGCGCCAGGCCTTGCCGGGATTGTAGTCGAAGCCGGGATCGACGCCCTCCGAGCCGCGCAGCACCTCGCCGGTGCGCCGGTTTACCGTCTGCGTCGGGATCCGGGCGGGCGCCGTGTCGGTCGCGCTGCGCCCCTGCCGGGCGAGCCCGCGCGCCGACAGCGGCCGCACCCGGCAACCGCAGCCCCAGCCATTGGGCGGATAGGCCCAGTCCCAGAACGGGTCGCTGGCGAGCAGCACCGTGCCGTTCCAGGCGAGATGCTGCTTGCGCGGGTGGCGGGCGCCGCTGTGGACATATTGCCAGTAAGGGAAGGCGGCGAGCGTCTCGGGCTCGGTCTGCTGGACATAGCGGCCGGCCGAATACGACATCGAGAGGTTGGTCTCGTAGATCACTTTGGCGCGCCAGCCCGGCTTGCCGACATGCTCCCAGCCATGCTTGCGCACGATCTCGTCGAAGCCCTGGCGGAACTCGGCCAGTGTCGAGCCCGATTCGAGCGCGCGCGCCACCTCGCGCCGGAAATCCTCGACCAGATCCTCAGTGGTAGCGCCGGCGACGGTGAAGGCCTTGGCGTTCGATTTCTGCCAGACATCGGTCCAGCCAGTCGAGGTGACGTTGACCTTGTCGCGCAGGAAGTCGATCGCCTCGGTGAAGGGCAGATCGAGCGCCTCGACGACCGTGCTGAAGCCCGCCATCAGCTGAGCCCCACAGAAGCCCGTACAGGCCCACGGCCCGCCGCCGCGCCCATGCTCCGGAATTTCCGACGACCGCCGCCCAACCGTTTCAAAACCACTTGAACGGCGACGATACGACCAGGGCCGGGATGCTCACCCGCGCTGGCCATCGCGCCCGCCGTCGAGCTCGTCGAGCAGGGCCGCCCGGCCCGCCATATGAGCCAGCGCCAGCCCCCGGCCCAGGGCATCGGCGAGCGCCTTCGGATCGAGGCTCATCCGCGAGAGCCGGTCGGCCAGGTCGTTGAGGTCGGAGGCCGCATCGAACGCCGCGCGGATCTCGGCGGTCAGTCCCGCCATGGCTCCGCTTGCGTCCTCCGCCAGCCGCGCCGTCAGATCCTCGACCAAATCGGGCTCCGGCGCGCTGGCATGGCGCGAGACGATGTGGCGCATCACGTCCAGCGGCGCGGGCTTGCCGGGCAGCGGCAGGCCGGTCTTGGGATCGAGCCGCCTGGGATCGAGCACGGGTGGTGCCGGCGGCGACTGGCGGCCGCCGATGACCTCGGCGTCCGTCTCGGGCTCGGAGAAGCCCAGGCGGTCGCGCAGCTCGCCGACCTCGACGGTGAGGCCCAGCGACCCGAGCTTGTAGAGTGCCTCGACCACGTCCGTCAGCGGCACCTCGTCGGGCCGGCCGATCATGATCTTCGGATACTTCGCCTGCGGGCCGAAGTTCAGGGAGATCATCAGCGGCACGAGCTGGCGGGTCAGCGTCGCCGAGATCATCTTGGCGTCGGCGCGCTCGATGTCCTCCTGGACCAGGCGGTGCTCCTGGGCAACGGCGTGTCCGCCCGAGACGGCGTCCGTCGTCGTGGTCTGGCCGAGCACCAGCTTGGAGATCTGGCGATCGAGCCAGTCGACGCGGGTCTCGTAGAGTTCGCCGCCCTTGGCCGGCTCCTTGAGCCCGACGAACTCGATCTCCATGCCTTTCGGAATGATCGCCGCGCAGTCGCCGGCGATATTGGCGACCGCGCGCCAGAGCACGGCCTTGTCGGTGTCGCTGGCCATGGCGTCGTAGCGGCCGATCCGGATCGGCGAGCCGTAGTTCTGGGTGAAGATCGCCCAGTCCTTGTTGGTGAACGCCTTCATCATCCAGGACCAGGACGCGACGCGGGCGATGCCAGAGCGGATCGTCAGGCCGGATTTGGCCCGGTGCCGGTGGATGATGAACTTGTGCGGCGACAGCGGCTCGCGGGTGACGCCCTCCAGCAGCTGCACGGTCTCGCCGTCGAGCGGATCGAAAGTGAACCAGCGCTGCGGCCGGAAATGGAAGGCGACCGGGTGCACGCTCTCCGGCGTCGATTCCCAGTCGATCTCCATGATCGAGAAACCCTTGCCGATCGCGTCGAGCAGATCGAACAGGGCCTGGTCGAGGATGCCCTCCTTCAGCCAGTCGCGAATGAAGTCGGCATGCTTCACATGCTCGGCGTCGTCGCTGGCGGCCTCGACATTGGTCGGGAGCTGGGCGACCTGGCGCCGGCGCGTGCCTAGCACGGCGAGATAGTGCGCGTCGCGCTCCTCGATGTCCTCGGCCAGCTCGAGCCAGGCCAGCGGGTCGCCCTGGGCGGCGGCGCGGTGGATCGCCGCCAGCCGGTGCGGCGTCAGGCCCTCGGCCGGGAAGCCAGAAAGCAGCGAGCGCAGTCCTGTCAGGGTCGGGCCGGCCTTCTCCTCGAACAGCTCCTCGCGCTTGATCGGAAACCCGTAAGGATCGACGAGCTTGGACACGCTGGCCATCAGAAGATCCTTCCACGCATGCGGGGCATGAAGCCCGACGACGCGTCGTCGTCGTGGTCGCGCTCGTCGGCGGCCGACGATCCGGGCGAGCGCACGGCGGCGTATTCATAGGCGGTGACCGGCTGGCGGGTGGCCGAATAGGCCAGTGCGATCGCGATCCCGGCATCGCCATGGCGCGTGCCGCCGGCGGACGAGGCCGTGCGCAGGGCCGGCAGCATGGCGATGCCGCGCACGATCTTGAAGGCGCGCAGATCCGCGCCGATCTCGGCGTCGCGCGGGACGGTGATCATGTCGTCCTCGAAGGCGGCCTTCAGCGGCGGCATCTCGGTCCGGTACCATTCGGTCGAGAATTTCACCCCGACCATCGCCTCGCCGAAGCGCTGCGTCCCGCTCTCGGCCAGGCTGGCGCCGAGTCCGGTGGCGTCGATGCGACCGCCGATGAAGCGCGGCAGCCCGTAGACCACCGCGTCGCGGATCTGCTCCTGCTGCTGGAAGGGCACGCGGGCGAGCTCGATCATGAAGGGGATGGTCCGGCGCATCAGCCGCGTCATCTGTATCGGGCAGATGACCGAGAGGTCGCGGTAGCGGCCGACGTCCATGCCGAAGCCGCTCATCAGGTTGACGTCCAGCGTCGAGGCCATCACCGGCTGCAGCTCGTCGTCGATCCAGCGCTGGACCTCGTCGCGCCGGCGCTGCTCGGGCTCCATGGTGAAGCTCGCCGGGAAGGAGAGCCGCAGCACGGGCGCGTCGTGCATGCGGGCCTCGATCAGCGGTCCCGGTAGCCAGGCGCCGGAGCCCTGCGAGGGAATGCAGTAGAGCTCCTCGTCGGCGGCCTCGCGGTAGTCGGCGATCAGCTTTTCGCGCCAGTCGGCTTCCTTTTCGGCGGTCCACTCGCCGTGCTTGTGGGCGTTGATCAGGCACATGCGCTCGAACAGCCCGTCGCGCAGCGCGTCGTCCAGGTCGAAGCGCACCAGGCCGTAAGCCGCGCGGCCGGCGCGGATATCGGTGATGACCTGGTTGAAGGCGTTGTCGGCGCCGTTATGGGTCGAGATCACCAGCACCTTGCCGCCCCACATCAGGAAGGCCAGCGCCGCCTTGAGCAGCTCGCCGAGATTGTCGACGAAGGCCGCCTCGTCCAGGATGGCGAAGCCCTGGCGGCCGCGCAGCGAGCGCGGCTTCGACGACAGCGCCACGATCGAGAAGCCCGAGGCGAAGTCGATCTTGAGGGCGTTGATCTTCTGCGATTCACCGGTGGCCGGGTCGTAGTCGTCGAACAGGGTCTCCTCGACCGCCACCGCCACCTTCTGCAGGATCCGCGCCCACATCGCGGCCGCGTCGATGAACTCCTTCGCCATGTCGTGCGAGGTGCCCATGTAGAGCGTGTCCATGCCGCCCATGCCGCGCTGCGAGGCCGAGCGCAGCACGGCGTCGCCGGCCGCGCCCCAGGTGGCGCCGGTGCGCCGGCTCTTCTCCACGAAGACGACGTCATGCCGCTCGCATTGCTCGGCGATCTCGCGCTGGTAGCCCAGCAGCGCCGCCGTCTCGCGCCAGTCGATCGGCGTGGCGCGGCCCTGGGCGGTCCGGATTGCGACCCACGCGTCGCGCGTCGGCCGCTCGGCGATGCCGGCCGGCGGCAGCAGGTCGGCCTCAACCATCGCGGACACCGAACAGCTCGCGACGGAAAGCCTCGCGGGTCTCCGGCGTCAGTCCCTTGGCTGTGGCGACCTTCTCGATCGCCGCGTCGGCCTGCTTGCGGAAGTCCTTCTCGATCAGCTTGCGGGTGTCGGCCGAGATCTTCTTGGCCCGCTCGGCCGAGGCCAGCGCGGTGGCGAAGTTCGCCATCATCTCGGCGGTCAGCGGGTTCGCCTTCAGGTTGCCGGCGTTCTCCAGCATCTCGAAGATCAGCGTCTTCAGCGTCTCCGACACCATCAGCGTCAGATCCTCGTCGCCGCCGTCCTCGAATTTCGAGGCGAGCGCCGAGGCCATCTCGCGGACCTCGCCGAGGCGATGGGCCATCCGGGCGGTGCGGACCGCCGCTCGGTTGAAGGCCGAGCTGGAGATCGGCTCGATCCCCTTCATCCGCAGGCGCAGGTTCAGCGCCTCGCGGATGTCCTCCTGCGTCGCCTTGCGGCCGCGCAGCTCGGCGAAGGCCCAGACGACATCCTCCTCCGCCTCGATCGGCAGGAGGTCGAGCGAGGAGAGCCGGCCGCGCCTGGGCTGCACGCTCAGCCCTCCCGGCTCGGGCGCTTGACGCCCTCGATCACGGTGCGGCGCAGGACATGGTCGCTGCCTTTCGCCGTCAGCGTGGCAACCCGAACGGTGCCGGCGGTGACGACGGTCAGCGCGCCCATCTCGGCGAGGAAGTTGATCTCGTCATGGACCCAGTCGCGCGACTTGGTGATCCCGTAGGCTTCGAGCGACTGGCGCAGCAGCTCCGAATTGAGCCGGCCGTCCGATTGCTCCTCCAGGGAGCGCAGGATGATGAGGCGCGCCTCCTCGCGCATGACGCGGTCGAAGCTCATCGGCTCTTCGCCTGTTCGAGCAGGAAGTCCTGCAGGCGGTCCGAGATCGCAGCGACCGGCTTCAGCTGCTCGGCCACGGCCTTGAGCTCGCCCTTCAGCTCCGACAGCGAGATCTGGATGTTGTGGACGCTGGCGCGGTCGGGCAGGTGCCGGAACTCGTTCTCGAGCCGGGCGATCCGGTCCTCCGCCTTGTCGATCTTCTCCATCGCCACGACGAATTTGCTGTCGAGGCTCCCGACGGCCTTCTCATGGTCGATGCGGGTGACGAAGCGCGAGGCCAGCAGGACGGTGCCGACGCTGGCGAGCAGCGCCAGCACGCTGCCATAGCTCCTCAGGAAATC